AATCAAAGAAGAACTAGAAGAAACATATCAAACCCCATCCGTAGAAAACCACATTGAGGAGAATCTTACACCAGATAAAGATGATACATATGTTCCATTTGGTAACTTCAATGATATCAAAAAGATCATCAAGTCTGGTATCTTCTACCCTACATTCATCACTGGATTGTCTGGTAACGGTAAAACCTTTGGTGTTGAACAAGCATGTGCTCAACTCAAGAGAGAACTAATCCGTGTCAACATTACTATCGAGACTGACGAAGACGATCTTATTGGTGGCTTTCGTCTTGTTAATGGTGAAACTGTTTGGCATAACGGCCCAGTCATCGAGGCTCTTCAACGTGGAGCAGTATTACTTCTAGATGAGGTTGACCTGGCATCCAATAAGATCCTGTGTCTCCAATCTATCCTTGAAGGTAAAGGTGTATTCCTCAAGAAGATTGGTAAGTTTGTAAAACCCAAAGATGGTTTCACTGTTATCGCAACAGCAAACACTAAAGGTAAGGGATCTGATGATGGTAGGTTCATTGGCACCAATGTATTGAATGAAGCCTTTCTTGAGAGGTTCTGTGTAACCCTTGAACAGGAGTATCCTACCCCTACAACAGAAACTAAGATCCTTGGTATCCTATGTAAGGATGAGAAGTTCTGTAAGCATCTGGCTGATTGGGCTGATATCATTCGTAAAACCTTCAATGAAGGTGGTATCGAAGAGGTTATTAGTACCCGTAGGTTGGTTCACATCATCAAAGCCTATGAGATCTTTGGTGATAAGACCAAAGCCATTCAGGTTTGTTTGAACCGTTTCGATGATGAGACCAAACAGTCATTCATTGAGTTGTATGATAAAGTGGATATTGAGTTCCAAATGGAAATGTATGATGACAATGGTGTTGAACCAACTCCAATCGTATGATATAATATGGGGAGATAACACTCCCCCTTTCATTATGGAACATTCTGAACACTATTATGATACGGATAGGAACAGGGAACCCGGTGGTTCGGTTTATAAAAAACTTAAGTATAATGAAGAAGAGATTGTAAATGAACTTCTTGATTACATCAGAGGAACATACAATCAACACTACTCAGCTGGTGAGAGTAAGATTCAAACACTTGATCTCATTGAAGCATGTGGTGATGGTGAGGCATTCTGTAGGAGTAACATCCTGAAGTATGCATCACGATATGATAAGAAAGGAACAGCACGACGTGACATCACAAAGATTCTCCACTATGCTGTTCTTCTAATGTTCTTCAACGACAAAAACTCAAAACTTGAACAATACCCTCAATAATCAAACTCTAAACAACAAATTATGAAACTTTCTGAATCCACTGTAAATCTTCTGAAGAACTTCTCTTCTATCAATCAATCTATCCTATTCAAAGAGGGAACCAAACTTCGTACCATCTCGGTGATGAAGAACATCCTGGTGGAGGCAAATGTTGCTGAAGAGTTTGATAAGGACTTTGGTATCTATGACTTGAACCAGTTCCTTAATGGCCTCTCCCTTCACTCAAGTCCTGAACTGGACTTCACCAATGATGAGTATGTTGTCATCAAAGAAGGTCGTATGAGGTCTAAGTACTTCTTCGCAGATCCTTCTGTGATTGTTGCACCTCCTGAGAAAGAGATCACTCTTCCTTCTGAGGATGTATCCTTTGAGTTGTCTTCTCAACAACTTGAGAAGTTGAAGAAAGCATCTTCTATCTACCAACTTCCCGATGTATCTGTCATTGGTGAGAATGGTGTAATCAAACTGGTTGCACGAGATAAGAAGAACAATACTTCTAATGACTTCTCTATCGTTGTTGGTGAAACCACAGATGAGTTTGTATTCAACTTCAAAGAAGAGAACCTGAAGATTGTTCCTGGTAACTATGATGTTATCGTATCATCCAAACTTCTCTCTCGTTTCACCAATCAGAATATCGATGTGACATACTACATCGCACTTGAACCTGATTCTACCTTCGGTTGATCATTATGATTAAATGGGAAGTAACGTATACCCTCCCTTCTACGGGAGGAAAGTATCACAAGAGAAATGTTGAGGCAAAGAATCAGCACGATGCTAAAAAGATTGCAGAAGCAGAAATGCCATCAGCAAGAATCTGTGGCGGAGCTCGTAGAATCAGTTGATGTTCCTATGAGAATAATAGGCAGTGGTCTTGTGATCATTGCCTATTTTATTATCCTCCACATCAATACAACACTTGGTGTCGTAATGCAGATGGTGGGTGATAGTATTTCAATTCCTTACTTCGTGAGGACAAAATCCTGGGATGTTGTTATTATGGTAACATTCCTCCTAGTGATCTCTTTATCACATTTGTTATGAACATCTTTGTCACAAGTGAATCTCCTGTAGAGTCTGCTCAGGTTCTTCCTGACAAACACATTGTCAAGATGCCTTTAGAGACCTGTCAGATGTTGGCTATCGTCTGTTCTGACAAGTGGGGTCATGGGTTTGGTACCCTTCCCAAGGCTGACGGAACCCCCTACTCAACTGAGAAAGGAGCCTTCCGTAACCACCCCTGTACCCTCTGGGCCAACGAGTTCGTGATGAACTGGCAGTGGCTCCTCCGCCATGGTTTGGCCCTCTGTGAGGAGTATACACAGAGGTATGACAAGGTTCACACCTGTCACCACACCCTACTGGCTGCAAAGGAGATTCTCCCCACTGGAGACCCTACAGGAAGGTCTGGCAAGGTGACTACACCCTTCGTCAGAGCAATGCCTGATGAGTTCAAACTAGATACTGGTATCACAACCTTTGATGCATATAAGATGTACATTGGTTCTAAACCATGGGTGAAAGATAACTATCTTCGCCTTCCAAACCGTAAACCTGAATGGGTATGACTGAAATTCTAAAAGGAAAAGTAAAAACACTTTACTCAACTAATGATCCTCAAGAGGTATTAGTTCAGTATGAAGATCGTGTCACTGCTGGAAACGGACAGATGATTGATTACCCAAAAGGAAAGGGTGCGATCTGTTGTCTGATGTCAGCAATGTTGTTTGAGTATCTGGAGAGTAACTCAATCAGAACTCACTTCATTGATTGTCCTTCACTGAACACTATGAAGTGTAAGAAACTTGAGATTGTTCCTGTGGAAGTTATCTGTAGGAATATCGCAGCTGGTTCTATCGTAAGAACCACTAGTCTCACTGAAGGTATGGTTATTCAACCACCTATTGTTGAGTTCTTTCTCAAGGATGATACAAAGAATGATCCACTCCTCACTCCAGATCGTGTAAGGTTGATGGGTATCAACACAGAACCATTGATTGAAAAAACATTAGATATCAATGTGTTACTACAACAACTCTTCTTGATGTGTGGTGTTGATCTAGTTGATTTCAAACTGGAGTTTGGGTATGATGCCCATGGTGATCTCTATGTAGCTGATGAACTCTCACCAGATAACATGAGGTTATGGAGTAAAGGACAAGGAGAGAGGTTCGATAAGGACTTGTTCCGTAAGGGAGAAGGTGATATAGTAGAGGCATATAAAACTATACTAACTAAGTTGAGACAGTTTGTATGAATACTACATTGGTAGTAAGTGAAGATGGAATCCTAACATTCACTGAAGAAATCCTACAGGAAACTGGATGGAAAGAAGGTGATATGTTAGAATTTATTCCTGATGGTGATTCTTTTATTTTGAGGTTAGTTGATGAGTCGTAATGAATTTGTTTGGGTTGAGTCTTACCGACCACAAACTATTGAAGATTGTATTCTCCCTGATGGACTTAAGAATACATTTAAACAATTTGTAGAGAAGGGAGAGGTACCTAATCTTCTTCTATCTGGACCACCTGGATGTGGTAAAACAACTGTTGCTAAAGCACTGTGTTACGAACTTGGAGTAGACTATTATGTCATCAACGGATCCGATGAGGGAAGATTCCTCGATACTGTCAGAAACAATGCGAAGAATTTCGCTTCGACCGTCTCACTTTCGTCAAGTGCTAAACACAAAGTCATTATCATTGACGAAGCTGACAACACAACCCCAGATGTTCAACTCTGTTTACGGGCATTTACTGAGGAGTTCATTGGCAATTGCAGATTCATCTTCACCTGTAACTACAAAAACAAAATCATCTCCCCCCTCCACTCCCGTTGTGCAGTCATCGACTTTGCCATCAGAGGAAAAGAAAGACAAGAACTCGCAGCGAAGTTTTTCAACCGTCTCAGGACTATACTTGAGACAGAAGGTGTGGAATATGATCCAAAAGTTCTAGTTGAACTGATTCAGAAACACTTCCCTGATTGGAGACGTGTTTTGAATGAGTT